TGTTTCAGCCGGGCGGGCGTCACCGTGCCGTCAGTGCGCATCACGCTGCGAAATTCGCACAGGTCCACATCGGGCCAGAACGGCGTATTTTTGATGACCTCCGCCTGCTCCGGGGCCTGTTCAGGCGTAACAAACTGCATACGGCTTTCTCCTGAAAAAGTGGGCGGTGGACGGGATTTTGGTAAAGCAATGCCTGCCGCCATCCCGTGCCGCCCGTGCGCGGGGCACGTTCCGTTACTGGCTCTCATTGCGCAGTCTGCGCTCAAGCCGTTCTTTGTCTTTTTTTACGCCGCAGCGCGGGTCCAGCTGCAGTGCATGCGTGATGTGATTCAGGGCGGAGGCCGGGCTGGATTCACAGAGCAAAAGGCCGATGGCTTTATGCAAGCGGGCGCGGGACTGATCGGGCATATCGGTGCCATCTGTCAACTCCAGCGCCTGCAGCAATAGCTCCGGCTCAAAAGGTTGCACGGCAGTGATGGCGGCCTGCGCCGCGTCTGCCAGTTCTTCAACCAGCACTGTCTGCGTGTTGCGGTTGCCAAGTGGCATTACCCAGCCCCGGCGCAGCGCGTGGCCTGCGATTTGCAGCGCCCCGGCATAATCACTTGCATCAATCCGCCAGAGCATGGCGTACATCACCACGTCATCCTGTTGCGAGGCATCAGCCGCCAGCACACCATCAACCCAGGCGGCATATTTCGGCAGTAGCTCAACCTTGATTTGAGCCTTTTTCAACGTGGATTGAATGCCTTTCAGGCGGCGTTTATCCTCCGCCAGCTGCAGCAGCATCTGGTCATAACCCGAAGCGTGGCGAACATTGCCGCCCAGACGGGCGGCCTGTTCAGCCTGGATGCGCAGGCGGTGCTGCCGTGCGGGACTCAGGCTCATGCGTTACTCCCCACCTTCCGGTGCCGCTGGCGCGCTGAAATCACCGATCTCGATATTTTCCACCAAAGCCACGCAGCGGTAGTCTTCCACCACATACGCCTCGTTGACGGACTCAAAGTTTTCGATGCGGTCACGCTTCGGATTGTCGATAACGGCACGGCGGCGGGTGTCTTCCTGCCAGTAGATGGACAGGTTATCCAGACGGGTGATCAGCAGGGCATTTGACGGGAAGAACGGCGCGCGCACCGCCTGCAGGCCACCCATGCGTTTCTGGCTGATGATGAGATCGGCCGCCATTTTTTCGCTGTTGTCCTGCTCTTTGTTGACCAGCGGGAAATACTTGTCTGCCAGCAACTCTCGACCACAGACCACCACCAGACCATCATCGTCCTGGAAAATCGGGTCGATAAGCTCGTTGACGGCATCCATAACCAGCGCGTCCAGATTCAGGTACTGACCACCTGAACCGACCTTCACTGGGGCTGCGGTAGTGGTTCCGTCTTCTGCCGTGGCGCTGCCCATCACGCAGTCTGGCGCGTCTTCACGCACTTTCTGCAGCCACCCTTTGTTCACGTCCTGCAGCATTGGGTTGTCGGTGCGGTTAGAGGTTTTGGCGCGCTTCACGCCATTGAAGCCAATCATGATGCGGTCCAGCGCCTGACGCTGAATGATGGCGTTGCGGATACGCAGCTGGAAGTCCTGGAATTTGGCCCACAGGTCCAGCTTCGCGTAGGTCAGCACCGTGTCGAAGTTGGTCTGCTCGCATTTGTATTCCACGTCCGTCATCAGTGTTGGATCAACGGCTTCGCGCTCTTTGGCAGTAGTGTCGGTGGTTCCTGCAATGGTGCTGCCCACACCCAGCCCCAGCAACTGACCGGACTGCTCAGACACCCCCATGACGTTAATCAGGGTGAGGAATGCAGCGGACTGCTGGATCTGATCTTCCAGGGTCTGCTGCACGGTGGGCTCTACCGTGAATTTGCTGGAGAGTTCTTCCACCGGAACATTGTTCAGGCGGGCCAGCTGCATCAGGTAGGCGTTAAAGGCAAATTTGGTTTTCTGTTTCATCGGGTGTTGTGCTCCATCAGCAGTTAGTCACGGTGCCAGCCGGAGCGTCACCGCCCGGCGCGCGCTGGCGGTAATCCTTGCGGCTGTCTTCGGTGCTCAGCTGCAGCTCCAGCGCCGCAAAATCGGCCTGCTGTTTTTGCAGTGAGGTTTCCAGCGAAGACAGGCGGGTTTCCTGCTCAGATAGGGATTTGCCAGTGCGCTCGCCAAAGCTCTGCTGCTCTGTAGCAACCAGCTCCACGGCTTTATGCACATCAGAGAAACGCGCGTCATCGGTCTGCTCTTTTTTGGCAAACAGTGCAGTCACGCGGGAAAAGAGGGAGGGTTTGTCATCCTGGATTTCGTCCAGTTCGATAACCGTTTCGGCGGCTGCGGAAAACAGGTTTTCCGGGTTCTGCTTACGGTTTGCCAGCGGGTTATGGGTCGCGGTAGCGCTAAAAGTCAGCATTTCCGTGCCCAGGCTTGCCGGGTCATCCGTTGCCGCCAGACCGACCAGATAGGCCTTGCCGGAATCGGCAAACTGCGGGCTGACTTCCATAGAGGTAAAGAGCTTCTGCCCTTTCTTCACCAGGGCGATCAGCGCATCCGTCGGGGCCACATCGGCATAGAGCGCCATCTTGCCCGCCATTGGGCCGTCTTTAATTTCCTCAGCCACCAGGGCGGACACGGTGCCGTAACGGTTAAAGGTGCTGTCCGGCAGATAAGACTTGATGTGCTCAAGGTTAATTTGCGCGGTGTAGAGCGTCGGGTTGTAACTGGCTGCCATCTGCACCAGCCAGTCACGCTGGATTTCGCGTCCGTCCGTGGTGGCACCTTCCACCCCGATGCGGAAACGCTTTGCTTTCGCTGTCATGAGCCATGCTCCGTTAGAAATAACTTACTGGAGCCTTATGTTTGCTGGGATGGGGGGAGTGAAACAACGCGCGGGGCTTGTACTAAGGACTACACAAAACGCAGCAGGGGAAAGGTGTCAGGCAAGACCTTAATCTTGTGTCATGAACACCACACTGACTCCCGCAGATCTCGATCCCCGTCGGCAGGCCATGATGCTGTACTTTCAGGGATACCGCGTAGCCCGCATTGCTGAAATGCTGGGCGAGAAAGTTGCAACCGTACACAGCTGGAAGAAGCGCGACAAGTGGGGCGAGTATGGCCCGCTGGATCAGATGCAGCTCACCACTGCCGCACGTTACTGCCAGCTCATCATGAAGGAGCAGAAAGAAGGGAAAGACTTCAAAGAGATTGACCTGCTGGCGCGTCAGTCAGAACGTCATGCTCGCATCGGCAAATTCAACGACGGCGGCAACGAGGCCGACCTTAACCCCAACGTGGCAAACCGCAACAAAGGCCCGCGCAATCCACCGGAAAAGAACGTATTCAGCGACGAACAGACCGAAAAGCTACAGGAAATTTTCCACAGCTCGATGTTCGCCTATCAGCGCCACTGGTGGGAGGCCGGAAATCGACACCGCATCCGCAACCTACTTAAGTCCCGTCAGATTGGCGCGACGTTCTTTTTTGCTCGTGAAGCGCTAATTGACGCCATCACCACCGGGCGAAACCAGATTTTCCTGTCAGCAAGTAAAGCCCAGGCACACCTCTTTAAACAGTACATAATCGACTTCGCGAAAGAGGTTGATGTGGAGCTGAAAGGCGATCCGATGGTGCTGCCCAACGGCGCAACGCTCTACTTTCTTGGCACCAATGCCCGCACCGCGCAGAGCTACCACGGCAACCTGTATCTGGATGAATATTTCTGGATCCCGAAATTCCAGGAGCTGCGCAAGGTGGCCTCAGGTATGGCAATCCATAAACGCTGGCGACAAACCTACTTTTCCACGCCGTCGAGCCTGACGCACAGCGCTTATCCGTTCTGGTCCGGCGCGCTGTTCAACCGGGGTCGTTCCAAAGTGGATAAGGTGGACATTGACCTGACGCACGGCAACCTGGCCCCCGGCCTGCTCTGCCCGGACGGACAGTACCGCCAGATTGTCACTGTAGAAGATGCGGTATGCGGCGGCTGTAACCTGTTCGACCTCGACCAGCTGCGTATGGAGTATAGCCCGGACGAATACCAGAACCTGCTGATGTGCGAATTTATCGATGACCTCGCGTCGGTGTTTCCGCTCAGCGAACTGCAGGCGTGCATGGTGGACAGCTGGGAAGTGTGGGCCGATTTTCAGGCACTGGCCTTGCGCCCGTTCGGCTGGCGCGAAGTATGGATCGGTTATGACCCAGCGAAGGGTACGCAGAACGGTGACAGCGCCGGATGCGTGGTTATGGCCCCGCCTGTCGTGCCTGGTGGTAAGTTCCGCATTCTGGAGCGCCATCAGTGGCGCGGGATGGACTTCCGCGCCCAGGCCGACGCCATCAAACAATTAACTCAGCAGTACAACGTGACCTATATCGGCATCGACTCAACGGGTGTGGGCCACGGCGTTTATGAGAACGTGAAGGCGTTCTTCCCTGCTGTGCGCGAGTTCGTCTACAACCCGAACGTAAAAAACGCCCTGGTGCTCAAAGCGTACGACATTATCAGCCACCGCCGCCTGGAGTTCGACGCCGGACACACCGACATTGCGCAGTCTTTCATGGCAATCCGCCGGGCTACCACCGCCAGCGGCAACCGCCCAACCTACGAAGCCAGCCGCAGCGAAGAAGCCAGCCACGCAGATTTGGCCTGGGCAACGATGCACGCGCTGTTTAATGAACCGCTGCAGGGCGAGGCCGCCAATACCAGCAACATTGTGGAGATTTTTTGATGAGTGAACACGACGTCCTGACCAGCACTGCGCCAGTGCAGGAAGCCGCGCAGCAGAAGAACACAACTCATGCCGAAGCGTTCAGCTTTGGCGATCCGATCCCGGTACTGGACCGCCGCGAACTGCTGGACTATGTGGAATGCGTGCAGATGGATAAGTGGTATGAGCCGCCCGTGAGCTTTGACGGCCTGGCCCGCACTTATCGCGCCGCCGTCCATCACAGCTCACCGATTGCCGTTAAGCGCAACATTCTGACCAGCACCTTTATCCCACATCCTTTACTGAGCCAGCAGGCGTTCAGCCGCTTTGTGCAGGACTATCTGGTGTTTGGTAATGCTTATCTGGAGAAACGGACGAACCGGCTGGGCGGTATTCTGTCGCTGGAGCCGTCACTGGCAAAATACACACGCCGCGGGATCGATTTAGACACCTACTGGTTTGTGCAATACGGCATGACCACACAGCCCTACGAGTTCACCAAAGGCAGCATCTTCCACCTGATGGAACCGGACCTGAACCAGGAGGTTTACGGCCTGCCGGAATACCTGTCCGCCATTCCTTCTGCCCTGCTGAATGAGTCCGCAACGCTGTTTCGTCGCAAATATTACATCAACGGCAGTCACGCGGGCTTTATCATGTACATGACTGACGCCGCGCAGAACCAGGAGGACGTGAACAACATCCGCCAGGCCATGAAAAGCGCCAAAGGGCCGGGCAACTTCCGCAACCTGTTTATGTACTCGCCCAACGGCAAAAAGGATGGCATTCAGATCATCCCGTTGTCAGCGGTGGCGGCAAAGGATGAGTTTTTGAACATAAAGAACGTGAGCCGCGATGACATGATGGCAGCGCACCGCGTGCCGCCGCAGATGATGGGGATTATGCCGAGCAATGTTGGGGGGTTTGGGGATGTGGAGAAGGCGGCAAATGTTTTTGTTAGAAACGAACTTATTCCTTTACAGAAAAGAATGGAACAGCTGAATGAATGGTTAGGAGAGTTAGTTTTAAATTTTAGCGTTTACTCATTGAAATGAATCATTCTCCGCATCAAAATTAGAAAAAATGCTTGAAATGCAGTGTGGTAACTGCATTTCATTTCCATTGCAATTCAATTGTGTGGGAAATTCAGCCCTCTCATTTCGTCACACATACCATCAATTCCAGGAAATAGCGTTGATGATGTTATACCCATCAATGACAAATCTTTCATTGCCTTGTAATATTCATCTACTGGGATATCAATAGCCTTAAGAAATTGAACCCCTGCCATTTGACCATGATTAATAATAAATCCTTCAATATCATACACGTTTGTATACGTTGTAAGGGCTTGTTGAGGTAGTGCCCGGGGGTTATTTATTGGGAGAAACTCTCCAACTGATACATGGAAACGACAATCAGCAATACTTTTATATTGTGCATACTTTTGTTTCCAAGCATCAATATCAAAAACAAATATTCTCACACGTCGACCAATCTCACCTTTATTCACAACATCAGCCTTCAAGTTTTTAAATGCAAAAAAAGAGGCCACAAAAGGAGAATACGACCAATCAAGTAGTGGGGTTGGATATCCATGATGTTGAAGAAGATTATAGAATGCACCATACTCTATATCATTATTCATATTAAAAAAATGTTTTGTTAACCCACTGATTTTACCATGCAGCATTGGTATATCTTTTAATACATACGTTAAAACATCATATCTCTTATTTCTGTGAAAGGATGTACGCAGGGGCCAAACATCTTCTTGCCCACGAAAAACCACGCTACGATAGTCTATTTCTGACGTATACTCCTTAAACTCTCCCCATAACATTAACGTTGCATCAACTTTCGAACTACTTGTGAGTAACTTATTCTCTAAGTAAGCTTTACCTTGGCCACCAACATCTGATTTTAACTCTATAATTAATGACGACTCCGATTTAACCAATTCTATTTCCAGTTTGGATGGGAATTTATAGTCATGATTATTCATGGTGTACATAGAGAGGAATTGACTTTTATTCTCTTCTGAAATAAATGTCCACGGATTAATAGGAAAAACATTATCACAAAATATTGTTTGTCGTTCCAGATCTTTATTTATAGCAATCCAACAAACTAGACCAGGAGTTCCTACTTCCCCTGTTGGATTGTTAATCAAATATAGAACTCCATAAAACTTGTTTTTAATTTCTTCAATATTGAGGGTAACAAATCCATGATTTGTATCTGAAAGAACACCGCACCATTGACCTATCATTACCATCCCCTAGCAACTTTGGATTTGCACATGGTCTCATTGTCACAAAATACTTACAAGGTTCAGAACTCAGCGCGCACTCGTATCCCCGCCACGCCTGCCCGCTTAATGTAGTGGTTTTCATGCACCTGCATGACATAAGAGAAAGCCCGCCAGAACTGGCGGGCCTCGACTAAAACGATCCTCAAACGATCATGCGATTTCATGCAGCATGATCATGCACGCACTTACACGTTCTTATCCTTTGTATCTTCTGACTCAGAGCAATCGTCAAAGGATAAATAGGTCCCGGTATCAAAGAGGGATACTGCCTCTACTTGATCCATAGGAATGACGTGCCTGAAATGCTGCAAATTCAAACCCTCGGAATCCGCAGTAATACCTTTTGCCAAATACAGCTCGTAGTAACGATGCTGCTCATGGTAGCGAAGAGTATCTTTATCACGGTAGCCACTAATGTACGGAATGATAGCTAAATGTTGGGTATGACTGTGCTCAATACGCGGAGCCGCGACGTATCCGATATAGACCTTTCGTGATTTAAGTGTAACGAAGATCAACATATCCTCATCAATAGCCTGTACAAGAAGAGACTCGACACCATCCATTGAAGCCATTTCTCTGTATGCGGCTTGTCTTACCTCTTCATTTTCGAGTGATTTCCTTGCATTCTGTCCTGCTGCATAGGCTAGCATGCATGACATTCCCATAGAGAATACAAACAGCAATGGATAATTCATGACCTGCTTAACTGTCAGCCATGAGTAAATGTCTTTCATGCCGTATGTCGGCCAGATTAAGTGAGGCAGTGAGATAATTAAGCTGAGTAGCCAGAGAATCATGTAGAGAGAGAAAATGACACAGAAACCTTGAACAACAAACTTACAACCGTGCATTGCAACATAGAAGTAAGAAGTCCAGCCGTTGGTTCTTGCGTGACGTATGCGGGATTGATAGTGATTTTCTGTGTACCAAAACCCGCATACGAGAACAACCATTATGACCAATGGTCCCATTGTTCATCCTTAACGTTTAGCTGCCAGTTCCTTCATGCGAGCTTGCATGGAATCACGAACTTCTTTGTTGTTCATGTTGAGAACAGCATTCCCATTAGCATCAGTAGTGATTTTGCTGTTGTTAGACTGCTCAATGTCCTGGCGGATGACATTCTGCATCCAACGCCCAGGTGCTGTAGCAAATTTTCCAAACATCTTAGTCATACGCCCTCCTCGCTGTGCCTACATTACATGTGGCATTGCAGTTAATTCTTCTTGTTATGACCTTATTGTAGAACAATGCCGGGTCGCAAACACCTTGTAGAATCGTTTATCTATCCCATTTTCATGGTCAGGACAAGAAAAACCGCTCGTGATTCAACCGACATTGTCAAAAAAGGCACATGTAGTGTTTCTACTCTGAAAAAACAACTAACGCCTCGATGTACTCGTTGTTCAACCTTGCTGACGCGAGAATCAGGTTCTCACGCCAGCAACGTTCCTGCTGCTAACCGGGAAGATCCATTGAGCGGTTGTATTCATGGGCGCGAATCTTTGCCATCAGCTCATCGGTCAACTCCGAAACCCATTGGATAGCCAGCCGCTTTTCTTCGTCGTCACACTCGCTCGCCGCTACAAGTTTGATGAAAAAATCTATGCGCTGGAGCTTTAACGACTCCAAGAAATAGTCCTGCATCTTCCCTCCTATCACTACCATTGATTGCAACAACTGTATATATATCCACTGTTTATATACACAGCATAGAAGAAATTTACAGATGTAAAATGCTTTTTGTCTTTCAATGAGATACTTCTGAGAGGAGTCACCAACCACGCTCATCTGTCAATGCTCATGAATACCACTGCCGCCATTTATCATCTTCTTGCAGGCGCTGATTTTGGTAGAAAAGGCGTAGCCCAGCCCCAGATGGAATGCCGCCGCCACGCAGAAGCAGATCCACCTCTGCATCACTCGCCTCAAATCCTCTGGACCTCAACTCCGCATCGAGCTGCAGGCGCTGGTGATCGTTAATCTGATGTTTGTACCCTTTCCGCCGCTTCGGTTTTACCAGCCTCAGGCGGGCTGTTAGCTCTCGCCGTTCCTTCGCGCTCAGATTGTGGAGATCCAGAACCGTCCCTAGCTCTTTGGTTTCGGGTAATTCGCCCCCTGTCTGGTACATTCTTTCAACCAGGGGACAGTTATTGCCACGAGTCCAAGGGGCGCTAGCGCCCTGGTCGGCTGTCGCCTCCTGAATTTCAACGGCCTTACGAACCTTTTTCCACTTCACCGCATGCGTACAAATGCGGCCCTGAGTTAACGGGGACCAGACACCATAAATACGGATACCGTGATCGCCGTAGGTGCTCGGCTCGTCGTTAAGCTCATATGCCGTTCTGATAAGGTGATGTTTGCGTGGAACCAGTACGCCACCCTGTTTCATGATGTAAGTAGCGAAGCAACCCACATCTGCAGCAGCCAGCACGGCATCCAGACGCACATCAGCCAGAACCTGCGCGCCTGCTTTCTTACCGTTACTCTGTCTCGCTGCCTGCCCTGCAAGTAAACGCAACTCGCGGTATGCCTGACGCCCCGGGATACCAAAGAAGCGGAACTGCTGGACGCGATGAAGTGACGCCCAGGCACTGACATACTCGGCGTTATCGCGCAACGTTCTGCCTGTTTCCTTACTGATTTCTTTAGCCAGTCCACGGCCATCAATGTTTTTACTGATGTATTTAGCGATGTAGCTCGTTGGGGTGCCTTTACGCGGGTTGATCAGCTCAGACTTGAAACGCGGCCCTGTGTTATTACCCAGTTCCTCGCGGTCTGCACGTATGGCGAATTTACGCAGTAGCACGGTGATAGAGCGGCGGTCTTTTTTGCGCATGAAACACAACAGGTGCCAGTGCACGGTGCCATCGTGATGTGGCTCAGCAACGCGAACGCCATACCAACGCAGCCCGGCCTTGTGCATGGCTTTACGAAAGGCGGCGAAAGTATCTACCAAATAGTCACTACTCTGCCGAACAGTTTCACTAGTCCATTTTGGATTGGGCCTACCGTTACTGAGGGTTGCGTGGAAACGTGACGGACACGTGATGGTATAAAACACGGCGCAATCACCGCGCATTTCCGCTATAAGCTCCAGCCCTTTAACGCAAGCCATCATTTCATTACGACGGTGTGCAGGATTACTGCTGCTGGCGTTTACTACTTCTTCCATATCCAGCGTGTAACCGTCCTCATTGATAAGCTCATGCGAACGGAAAAACTCCAGCGATTTCCGGCGCTGTTCACGCTTATGGATCACTGCTTCATAGCTGACATAGGGGGAGGCCTTTTTATTCACAAGGCAAACAGCACGCAATTGTTCTTCTCGCCACTCACAGCGCATCTGCCACAATTTGCGATACCACCAGTCCGCACATAGCATCCGTGCAAGTGAACCAGGAATAAGGTCATAAGGTACGGGCTTGCGACGGCGTTTTTTGCGACGAAGCTGATCGAAGGCGGGTGGGACCACATCCAGCCGGATAGCCTCCGCAGCGACCCTTTCCCATGACTGTCGGATTTCTTCCGGCTTAACGTCATCGGTAACAAACAGGTCGTTGCAGGCCGAATCCAGACACATGCTCATATGAGCCGCAACCAGCGTGGAAAGTTGTTTAACCTGGTTCTGATTCATTTCAGGCATAACCAGCAGCCCGTCCAGCCCGTCGTGACTGGCCATAAAACGGAATGACGCAGAAACCTGGCTGTCACGCACACGTTCCAACCTTTCCAGGCAAGGTCTGATCGTTTCGCGCAGATAGCGGGAATAAGCTTTTGGCCTGCCTAGGCTATGGAAGTATTTAATACGCTCAAGTAGAGGTTTACTTATGTGAGATGGCTGAGCGCTTACATCTGCAATAATCACCAGATCGGGATTAAAGCGCTGCTGCTCACGTGCCATTTTGGCGCGACTTATTAATTTATCCTGTTCCATTTCAAGATGGACGGGATCACGGGATTCATTGAAAAAATAGCGCCCCCAGACCTCATCATTCAGCGCTTCAAGCCGCAGCTGTTCCTGCTCGTTATCAGCAGAGTAGAGAGTGATCAGGTTTGAAAGCGCCGAACCCGGCGCTACTTCTGCCGGGTCTAGGTAGGGGTTGATGGCCTTCTTCGGTGTATTCCAAGAACAGGATACGGCGGCCCCATATGAGCCGCCGGAGTTATTATTTGTCGTTGTGAAAGGCTTCATTGGAAGTCTCCATTACGACTGACAATCACAGTGCGCCTCCGCTGTAATGTTTCCCTTTTAGTTCTGCGATCTCCTGACAGGTAACGCAGCACTGCACGTCAGGTATAGCGTGGCGACGAGCTATCGGAATCGGTGCATCGCAGTCGATACAAAGCACACGGGAAACGCCCGGTGTTTTGGTGCGGGCGGTGAGGATGTGGCGCTGGCGTTCTTCTTCAACACGTTGCTGTACGAGGTCCATTGAATCTGCCATTAGTGCAGCTCCTGAGATTCGTTTTCGTAACGAACTGCCTCGCGGCGCAACAACTCAGCCGCTTCAGCACCCGTCATGCCCTCGTTCAAAATGTGGATTGCCAACGACTCCATACGGATTGAAGCAGCAAAAGCACGGTCTTTACGCTCATCCATACGGGCTTCGGTCAGCAATGCGTTCAGTCCTGCATCGTCATTACCTGTTTTTGTTTTACGTATCTGGATATTTCGCATTTGTATTTCTCCTGAATTTGGGCAAAAGAATGCCCGGCGAGTTGACGCCATTAGTTTCTATTTGGGGTTAAACCGGCATCGTTAGCCGTTTGGGAAATAAACTCACGACTGCACGAAAATGATTCATTGCCTTAACCAGTTCCCGCTTTTCGTCAGTCGTCAGGTCATTTACATTGACGCTTTGACGTTTGGCTGGAATATTTGCCATAAAGAATATTGCCGCTAATGCCCGTTCATTTTGTTTACGGTTTCTGTCCCGCAAGTTACGCATATCAGAAATAAAACGCTCCAGTTCTGCTTCAATATTCACGCCAAAGACTTTCGCTCTTAATTCCGCTATATGGTTCAGCCCGTGGACGCGTTCACCAGGACTTAATGGAACAGCTGCCGCAGTAACTTCAATGGCCATAAGTTCCTCCGTTTATTGGTGGACAATCCTGCCAGTAATTCACTTTGTGAGTTGCATGGATGCCAGCGCTTACCATCTCCCCCAACAATCCAGCCGTGACCGAAGTGCATAGACGGGCTTTGCTTTGCCAGCAGTGATGCAAATGAAGGTTCATTTTTCAGCATGGCTGACCTCACAACAGACCAAACGTTGCGCCGATACCTGTCATGGTATCTATCGCACTGGTCATGGCCGGATTGGTTTTCAAGCGTGCATCAACAGACAACGCTGCCAGAGCAAGAAAACGCATACCAGCGTTGGCACTTTCAACCAGTGTGTGTTTATGGCTTTGCGTCAAACGCTCTTTTGACATAGCGCTGCCAGCAATGCGGCCAACTTCGGCAGTGGCCATCATGACGTAATCAGGCAACTTCTCTTTTGCCAGCTCGTTTACTGGCACACATGGCAGACAATGAATCTGAGCTAAGAAGCCATCAATCAGTGTGGCATCTTCCGACAGGTCAGTAAGAACCATGATTTCAGGTGCAGTAAGCTGGTGTGGTTGTTCTGGATTCAGCTTATTGCGCAGTGTTTGAATGTTCATGCCTGCACGTTTAGCCAAGTCAGCCATATTATGACGCTGCGCGAATGCCCGGCAGGCTTCATCAAAGTGTCTTTGTTTGGAAACTTTATAATCAAACATAGTTCTCATCTCCGAACTTATTGCAAAATCGAACCTTAAAACTAACTGCGATAAGCAAACGTTTCTTAAGCCGATAGTGCATCTACAGTAAGAGCAGCCATGTTAATCATGACCTTTTCGCGCTTTTTATCTTTACGCAGACGATGGCGCGGAAGGCGACCATCAGCCAGCATGTCATTGATCGTATCGACTGGAAGGCCTGTAAGTTCGCTATAGCGCTCAATTGTTACGTGCGGTGTATTCAGAGTGATTGAAATGTTTGGGGTCATGGTGCAACATTCCTTCTTTAGTTCGGCTTGTGGCGAGCCGTTGTTTATCGTGATTAGTTGTGAAGGCTCCAAAAGAACACTTCGGGTTCAACTTTAAGATCGCTTTTGGAGTCTTTCAATGCAATTTGGATTGTTTTGGAGGTCTTTTGGATTTCAATAGCGGCGGAAAGAAAGTAATCGAACGCTTGGTTGAGGCATATGGCTTCACCACTCGACAGGCTCTCTGCGACCATTTGGGCGTATCAAAAAGCACCATGGCTACACGTTACATGCGTGACATTTTTCCTGCTGATTGGGTTTTGCAATGTGCCATGGAAACAGGTAGCTCCATAGAATGGCTAGCTTTTGGGAACGGGATTAAGCCAGGACTGGCAAAAACAGATACTGTTGCTTTGCCCAAACTAAATATTAATGAAGGGAGAGTGGAAGACGGTGGTTTTACGTTATTCGATACTTCATTACTCCCAGAATATTTTCAAATGCCAGCAATGCTAGCAATAGAGGGAAAAACTTATCTAATTGAACAACAATTTAAAGAAATTACTGATGGTGATTGGTTAGTTGAAATTGAAGGAGCATATAGTATCCGTAGTCTGACACGCATCCCCATTGGCAAACTCAAAGTTGAAAACTCGAGTACATCTTTCGAATGTTCTTTAACCGATATAAAACCAATAGGTAAATGTGTTTTTAAAGTAATGGTTAAAATTTAATCCGATTTATTTAATTTGAGAATATCTCATGCAACAAGACAAAGAGCAAAGGTATGCTTTACTTGAAAGCAATAGGAAATATTTAGAAAAAGAGTACTATCAAGGTCTTAAAAACCTAATTAACGATGAACTCTTCTCGGTATTTGATGACGAAATGATAAATTTCTTAAATACCAAGGCAAATAAAGAAGATCATGAAAACTCAATAGATGACAACTTCGACCTTGATTCAGACTTAGCACTTGAAAATTATACGAGCATTGATCACATTGATATAAAACAACAAAAAAAAGTAAAGGAGATCTTGCACAAGCGAATATCACAAATTACACGTAAGTTAGTAGATTCAGAAAATCTAAGCAGTAAGATTGAACGTGAAAAGACTCTCTTGCAACATGAAAATGCTGAAATGCGATACCAAATCGCAGAAAAAGAAGAAAAAATCAAGCAGTTAAATTCAAGGGTTGAAGAATTAAGTGGTAAGGTTCAACAAAACAGAATTGATGAAAAAATACCCAGCTATGTTGATGGCGTTAAAGACAAGCTAAAACTTGATGATAAACACTTTATATTAATGTCCTATCTTTGGGCTGGTGCTGGAATATCATTCGCCATAGGTGCAATAATTGCTTCCTTTATTACATTTTTCATGCAAATTGATTTCAAAGATTTAGAAACAATAAACCTACTATACATTTTCACACGTGGACTTCTTGGAATAACACTGCTTTCTTGGCTTGCTTATTTTTGTTTGAATAACTCAAAAAAATATACTCACGAATCAATTAGAAGAAAAGATCGTCAGCATGCACTCATGTTCGGCCAGGTATTCCTTCAGATATATGGTTCAACTGCTACAAAGGAAGATGCGGTTAATGTGTTCAAGGATTGGAATATGTCTGGTGATTCAGCATTTTCAGACCAAACTGAACAACCTCCTGGCGTCCAAAGCATTATTTCCACTTTAAAAGATAACTTAATGTCAAAAGATAAATCATAAGTACATGTTTGAAAAACTTAACGTCAAACATTGACCGCTGTATATACATACAGTTAAATTTAGCCCTTAGACATGAGGGCTTTTTTATGGCAGTACGAAAACTCGACACTGGAAAATGGATTTGTGAATGCTACCCTGCTGGACGTGGCGGGCGGCGTGTGCGTAAGCAGTTCGCTACCAAAGGAGAAGCGCTGGCATTCGAACGGTACACAATGGAAGAGACAACCAACAAGCCCTGGCTGGGTGAAGCGGCAGATCGCCGCAGGTTAAGTGAAGTGGTTACGCTTTGGTACAACCTACACGGCAAATCCCTTTCTGCTGGTGAGCGCGTTTATAACAAACTAAAATTAGTTGTCGCAGCCCTGCAAGATCCTCTCGCTACGGACTTCACTGCTAAGCAGTTCGCCCACTACCGCGACAAACGTCTATCAGGCGAGATTTACTTTAACGAGAAGTGGAAGGATGGCGCGGACCCCGTGACTATCAATCTTGAGCAAAGCTATCTAAGCAGCGTGTTCAGCGAACTTTCACGCCTAGGGGAATGGACACAACCGAATCCATTAGAAACTATGCGAAAGTTTACCACCTCCGAGAAAGAGATGGCCTGGCTCACGCATGAACAAATCACTGAGCTGCTAGCGGCCTGTAATCGGCTTGGCGAAGATTTAACTCTAATTGTGAAGATTTGCCTCAGTACTGGCGCGCGCTGGCGTGAAGCTGAAAATCTGGGACGTTCGCAGATATCAAAATACAAAATTACCTTTGTACGAACTAAGGGGAAAAAGAACCGTAGTATCCCTATAAGCAAAGAACTTTATGAGGAACTGACGACTAGCAAAACTGATAAACTTTTCAAGGAATGTTACTTCCAGTTTATGGGTGCCATTGACTCCACGACTATCAAGCTACCTCGCGGCCAGCTTACTCACGTTCTCCGCCACACTTTCGCGGCCCATTTCATGATGTCAGGAGGAAACATTTTAGCTCTTCAAAAAATCCTCGGTCATCATGACATTAAAATGACGATGCGTTATGCTCATTTAGCACCGGAGCATCTTGAAACCGCATTGCGCTTTAATCCTATAGCCACTCTGCAATCCCAGAGAGCATAAAAATTTCAGAGTAAGAAGGAGTTTACCTTGTTTGATTTTTCAAAGCTAAGCCCGCAATTTCCCATTTATGATTTCCATTTTACTTTTGAATTAATTGACAGTTTCATTGCGCATACCGAAACCTCGATTGCTAAAAGCATTGAAGACTATAAATGTAATGGAGCAGAAGAATATGAAATAGAAATTAGCGCAGAAGATAATATTTTTCAATATATTGAAACCTATATGGGTTTAGATAGCACCTCTGTCGACCTGAATGAAATATTTACATCCTATTTCCCAAGTATTGTCAGAAGATCCTCGTTTCTTACAATATTTGGAATGTTAGAACACGAGATAGAAAAATTCTGTAATCGATTCTCGAAAAAACATAACACTGTAGTAAATTTATCGGATATCAAAGGAAAAGGATTTGAAAGAAGCCATCTGTTTATAAAAAAAATGATCAGCTTAACGAATTCTTCTAACTACTCTAAACTCAAAAAGGTAACTGTTTTGAGAAACAGTTGTGCTCATAATGATGCACGCTTTCAAGACATTGATGGTCAAAATATTAAAGAAATCATTAATCTTATGGAAGAACATCCGCATCTTCTAGAAAAGGATGGTTCACAAGTTTTATTTAAAGAAGGTGTCTTGAATCTACTCGTGGCTGATTTCAAAGGTTACCTAGAAGAGGTAGAGCTTGCTCTTGAGGAATTTGAAAAGGCCAAATAGTGGCGACAAAATGGCGGCAGAGGTTAGCAATCCCCCTATTTCCTCCCCACTCACCGTCTGATTAAGTCATTGATATATAAATAACCCATTGTTTTTATTAACTCATTTATATAAATGGGTTTTTTATTGTCTGAATTTTACTCCCCTTCTAAATCAATCGCTTGTAGCTACCACTAAACTTACCGCCTCCCCCGTTTGCGCAAATCCCGTATTGGACATAATTTTTAATGATGTCGGCTGGTGAGGAAAAACGCGATGTTGCTTAAAGACAAAGTAGCTGTGATCTTCGGTGGAAGT